GTCCAAAAGATAATGAGACTAAGTATGGCAAATTTACTAAGGCAGACTTTCTACCTTGGTGTGGTTCATTTGTTATGTGGTGTGCAAATCAGGCAGGTGTAAAGGTTCCTAATACCGTCTCAACTGTGGCTGGCGCAACTGCGTTTAGAAAGATGGGCACCTGGGTAGATGCAAAGGATGCCTCTCCAAAACCAGGAGACATAGCCTATTTTGATTTTCCAGGAGATGGTGTAGATAGAATTTCTCACGTAGGTATTGTTGTATCTAACAATGGAGATGGAACAGTTACCTGCATTGAGGGTAATACTGCAGGAACTGCAAAAGGTGATCAGCGAAATGGTGGCGAAGTCTGTAAAAAGGTTCGTGGCTACATATCTAATAAAAAGAAGGTCATGGTATCTATTGTTGGATTTGGTCGCCCTAACTACGTTGGTAACGAAGTTGAAGCAAACGTTCCTGTTTCAGAGACACCAACCTTCCCAGGAACTATTAAACCTGGAAGTAAAGGGAACAACGTCAAGGTTGTTCAACGTGCTCTTGGTCTAATGGCTGATGGAGACTACGGCCCAGCCACAAAGAAGGCTGTAATTGCATTTCAAGACAATCACGACAATTTGGACTCAAACGGAATTGTTGGCCCCAAGACTTGGGCAGAACTGGTCAAACTACTATAAACTGGACATTTTACCCCCATGGCCCCCTAAGAACCATCTGGTATTCTTGGGGGGCTTTCTACTGAAGGGGTGCCCATGACAACCATCATCGGAGTACAGTACGAAGACCGATGCATTTTGCTAGCAGACAATCAAGTTACAGATGATAGTGGTCGTATCTATAGACATCCACAGATGGCAAAAATTACAGAACGTGGTGACTTCATTATTGCTGGTTCTGGAGAGGTATCTCCTTGCGATATTGCCCAACATATTTGGAATCCACCAAAGTTAACTGCAAAAGATTCTAAGGATGTTTATCATTTTATGATTGCAAAAGCGATGCCCTCTCTTAGAAAATGTTTAACAGAAAACGGCTATGACTTTAACGAAGACCATGACAAATCTAAAGAAGGATTAAGATTTCAATTTTTAATGGCTGTTGGTGGAGAACTTTTTGATATTGATCAGGATCTAGCAGTAATGAGAAGCATGGATGGAACTTACGCAGTTGGATCGGGCGCTACATACGCTCTTGGTGCTTTACATGCTGGTGCAAAACCAATGAAGGCTATGGAAATTGCTGCAAAACTTACAGCCTTTACTTCAGGTCCATACACAGAAAAAGAACAATACAAGTAACTCCTGATTTTAAATTAAATATATATTAAAATATCCTTGTCTCTTGTAGACATTTCTCCTGAGCATGAGTTAAAACTGCTCATTTTTAAAGACTCCATCGTGAGCCTATTTTAAGGAGATACAACTAAGTGATATCACTAAAGAAAATCGCACTTGTCTGTGCTGCAGCATTGACAAGCACAGTTCTTTTAGTTCCATCAGCAAATGCAAACACTTTAACGTTAACCGTAAATGGTTCAGCGGCAACTGGAGGCACAGCAGCAACTGCTCCTGTAGCACTCCCAGTTCCTGCTGATAACAGTGTTGATTTAGCAGATGTACTAAAGATTGCTGTAACAAACTTAGAAACAGGAACAGTTGTTACTGCTGTTGCAACAAATGCAACACTAGTACCTGCAGTAGCCACATCTACTACACCAGTTACATCCTCTTCTGGAACTGCAAGTCTTTCTATTAACACAGGAACAGGTACTACTGCCGATATTTTTGTTTATACAAAAACAACCGCAGTTGGAAGTGTTGCTGTAACAATTCGTGGAAATACAACCATATACTATGTACAAGGTACTGCTGGTGCTCTTAATGCAATTGCACTTACCGCACCTGAATCAGCAGCCGCTGGAAGCACTCAATCACTAAAGGTAACTGGATACGACGTATTTGGAAATCTAAAGGGTGGATCTTCAATTAACGCTGTTGTAAGCAATGGCTCAAGCGCTACTGCTACTACCTTAACAACTGACACAGTCACAGCAACAAACGGAACTAAAACATTTGATGTTGTTATGCCAGCAGCAGGTCAAGTAACTGTAATTGTTTATGCAACTGTTGCAAGTGCAATTTCAGGCATGTCAACTCCTGTTGGATCTGTCAGCAAAAATATCGCTATTCGTGATCTTGCTGGAGAACTAGCAGCAGTCCAAGCAGCCTTAGCAGCAGAAAAAATTGGTCGTGCCGCTGATAAAGCAGCCTATGATTCAGCAACCGCTACTGCAACTAAACAAATTGCTGATTTAACAGCAACTATTGTTACTTTACAAAAGTCTATTTTAGACTTAAAAGCCATGTATAACAAGTTGGCTAAGAGATACAAACTAAAGACTATTAAGTAGTATTCCCCTACAACTTAATATGAGCCTCCTGAGCATGAGGACGCAAAAACTGCTCATCTAAACTTATGATAGGCTTTGGGTATGTCTAAGACTCAAGATAAAAAGAAACAAAGAAAAGAAGAACATGCCGAATTCTTATGGAACCAGGCTCAATTAAAAGCAGCCCTGATTAAAAATCAGTTAGACATTGCTGTCCAAACCTTTAAAGAACTAAGTGGAGAAATGACTGAAGAACAAGTTAAAGCAACTGAAGAACAGACTCAAATTCAATATAAACGCATTGAAGAGTACATAATGAGCGAAAAAGAGAAGTATTTAGAAAGACTAGGCATCCAACAGGACTGATAATTGGTCTATGTTAAAAAAGATATTCTTTACAGTGATTTTGGCAGCCCTCCTCTCCAGTTGTGGCTATGATGGGCATTTCAGATATCCATGTCAAGATCCTACAAATTGGGAAAATGCAGAGTGCAAACCACCAATCTGTACAGCCAACGGGGCATGTCCAGAAGACTTGGTTAGTCAAAAAGAGATAGAAGGAACACAAAATGGCTAAAGAAAGATTATCACCACAAGATTTAGATGCAAGATTAAAATTTATATTAGGAATTACATTAGGTTCAATTCTATTTATAACCGCTGTTGGAATTATGTATGCCCTTATATTTGTTACACAACCAATTACTGGACAGTCTGAAAACGATAAAATGTTCTTTAATGTACTAGGTAGCGTAGCAACCTTTATTACAGGAACACTTGCTGGTCTTCTTATTGGTAGCAGTGGTTCTAATGCAGTGGCTACTCCTGTAACCAATACTGTTACTGAAAGTGTCCCTAGTGTTGCTGAGGTTACAACAGTTGCGGAAGAAATTCCTGCAGCAAAGTTAGACGACCCTAACTACAACTAACGATTATCTGTCTTGTAAAAACCGCCACCTTTAAAGACGGCTGTAACAGGAGAGTAAACTCGAATTAGAGCGTAGCCACATTGTTCACAGAAGTACTTGTATTCTGGATCATTGATGCCACGTTCTTTTTCATAATCAATATCACAACTAACACATGCGTATGAATAAAGCGGCATTACGAATGGGTAGTCATTACTGAAACCATCTGACCACAGTCAACACACGTTTCATAGGTTTTAGCGGTAAATGGGCATGAACTTTTTTCAGTAACAATATGTTTGCACCAAAACGCTTTAATTACTTCTAGTAGTTTCATTTTTACTCCTCCTGGTATGAGTATACATTACCTGGTAAACAGGGCATAATTGGGTTATGCCTACTATATTAGAGACGCACAAATCAATAGAAATTACTGACCGCTGCGATCAATGTGGGGCTCAGGCAATGGTGAGAGCAACTCTGGCAAGTGGAGAGTTATATTTTTGTGGTCATCATGCTAGAAAGACTGGTAATAAATTAGTTTCACAATCTGTTGTTGTCTTTGATCCTAGTGGAGTATTTAACTATGGCAGGCAGTGATTACTACCGTACTGGCAAAGGAATATTTGGCGGACCAGGTGGTACATATGGAAGATATGGAGTAAGTCAAATGGCAGGTAATCTATCTTCTCAATTTGATAAAGCAGAAAACACAGAAGAAAAACAACGTCGTAGATTTGGACGTAAACGTGAGTCAGGATATTCGGGCGCAGGATTTTGGTTTGCTAACTACCCGTACATGATTGGTGCAATGAGTTCTGGTACAGATCCTCGTGAAGGAACAATACCTGGCAGAGAACAAGGAATGAATGATTCAGGTGAATCTGCTTCAAACAATAGTGGATTAGGAAGTGGCGGAACTGCCGCAGGATTTGTTGGAGGATTAGATTAATGGCTCAATTAAATCGTAAACCGTTAACTATAAATCCAAATCGTAAAACTAGAAAACAAGAATTTAGTTTTAATACTAATTTAGGTTATAAATCAAAAGCAAATCCAAGTATCGTTACTTGGGCATCACCTGGTAAAGGCGTACAGGGTGAGTCAGTTAACTCACAGAACACTGCAAGCACGTTCATTATAAATAGAAATTGGAAGCCGCTATAATATAGTTGGGCTTTAACATTCCGAGGGGAATAATTGAAAATACTGCGTCCATTCGCAGCACTATCTGTAGTACGTAATATTGGAAGACTTATTTTATGTGGAGGAGTTGTTACTCTCTTCCTTGTATTTGGCATGTCTCAAGAGGTTTATGCTGAAGACAATCAAGAACAAGTTGTGGTAAGTCCTGCTCAACAAGCCGTTAACTCAGCACTCGCTACAGCAACTACAGAAGTACAGCAGGCTATTGCAGCCACAGATACTGCCACAGCAGTTATAGCCGCAGCCGTTGTTGAAAAGACTCAGGTTCAAGCAGCGGTAGATTCCGTAACCGTTCTAGTTGCAGTAGCACAAGACAAAGTAGATGTTGCTCAATCTGCCATAGATATAGTCACTGCAATTGATACATCGACTGTTCAAATAAAACAAGACTCTCCAGTTATTGTTGATGCACAAACAAGTGTTATAAATGCAACAAATGCTATTAATGCTATCGACACCTCGACGGCACAAATACAAGTTACTGAATTAATTGCTGCTAAGGCTCAAGCAGACACTGCAACAGCCACTGCTCAAACCGAACTAACACAAGCAAACATTGCAATTGATAATGCCCAAACAGCAGTAAATAACTTACAAGCCACAATTGGAACTAGTACAAATGTTCTTGCTGGCGTAGATGATGCTGGAGTTAGAATGAATCTACCATTTGATTTATTAATGGGTGGGACTCTTTACAACAATGTTTATGTAGGATCAAATGCAACAGTTACATTTGGTGTAAATGAAGGTAGCACATACCATACGACACCAAATGCTCCGTCAATTTCTATTGCAGGTTGGGACTGGACAACTTGGAGTACTGGAACGGGAATTACCTATGCAACAACTGGTACAAGTTTAGATATTGCTTGGGATCTTCGCCCATACCCACAACAAGACGCTTCTACGCAGATGGTTCAAATAAGATTTAATGCTGATGTAAATCCAAATGATGGTGCATGGATTGCAGATGTTACTGCAACAGGACCTATACCAAATCAAGCAAGATTTAATGTGAGAGAAACAACCAACGGTGCACTTATTCCAATTATAGATACTAATGTTGGAGCAGGTTTTGCTGGACAAATAAATCAAGGTGTGGCATTTACTCCGTATGTAGATCCAAATACAGAAACAGTTCAAGCAGCAGTTGACGCAGCAAATGCAACCATTGCACAATTAAACTCAAGCCTTACTCCAGTTGTTGCTCAAAATACAACTAATACAACCAACAAAAACAATATTGGTAGCACAAACTTTTTTACTAATACTTTAACTTTAGCGGCATCAACAAAAACCTCTCTTCAATCAATATTAGATACTAAGGAAGCAGAATTAAACTTTGCAATTAGTTTAATTTCCGAGGTTGTTGTGGTTCCAGAACCTCAACCTTCTCCTCAGCCTCAACCAGAGCCAATCGTTGTGGTTCCAGAACCTCAACCTTCTCCTCAGCCTCAACCAGAGCCAATCTTTGAAGGAGTTCCTGATTTTCAACCAATACTTGTTGAACCGCCTGTTGAAACCGTTCTTGACGTTCCTGTTGAAGAAGAGATACAGCCAACCCCAGAACTTGAGACTGTTCTTGAGCCAGAACCAGAAGTCGATCTTGAGCCTGTTCTAGTGCCTGAATTAACTCTTGATGATTCACTTGAAACCTCCTTAGAAGAACAAGAGTCTATATTAAGTGATCTTATGGATAATGGCGAATTATCAGAATCTAATGCAGAAGCGATAGTTGATTTATTGATGTTGGATGGCAGAGTTACTGAAGCCGAAGCGACTGCCTTGATTGAAACTTTTACAGATGGTGGCGCTTTAACTGGAGCAGAAGAGAATTTAATCCTTGATGTTCTTTCAGCCGATGGTGAGATTACTCAAACTGAAGTAAACAATCTTTCCGAGACTCTTTCTGAAGATGGGCAATTTACTGAAGCAGAAAGAGAATTAGTTGCAGAAGCCTTAATAGAGTCTGCAGGTGAAGAAGCAGTTACCGCTGAGGCAATTGAAGAAGCAGGACTAACTTATGAAGATTTACCAGCAGAAACTCCTGTTGAGGTTCGCCAAGATGAAAATGGTAATGAAGTTATAATTACTGCAGAAGTAGCAGCGGCACTTACTGTACTAGAAAGTCCTGCTGAATTTATTGGTGCAATATTTGATGATCCAGGACAAGCATTAACAGCCGTACTAAATATTGGTGCTGACATGTCTACTGAAGAGCGAGAAGAGTCAGAGAAGATTATTGTTGCATCAGTAATTGCGGGACAAGCCGCTATTAATGCAGCAACAATGGCAGCAACAGGTGCAGCAACAACTGCTGCAGTTAGTGCAGCAGGAACTGCAACAGGGGGAACAACACCAACAAGTGGTGGAGGTGCTGGCGGTCCTGCCGCTGGCAATGACAAACCAAAGAGAACGGTTAGGAGACGTAAGCCGTGAAGATATTAAAAGATATGGTTGACCAACTCTGGACACTACTTGGCATGTTTATTGCCTGGGTAGTTTTAGACGGAAGTGCAAAAACCATAGTCGGATATGCAATTGTTGGAACTTTAATTGCATGGGCAGTTACGTATCCACTGCGTAATCGAGAAGATTAAGGGATTATTTGTTCTTGAGGTTGGGCACTTTGTAAGGAGATGTATGGATAAGAAAGCACTAGAAGCCGCAGCAGGTACGTACCTACGTGCAGCAGCAGCAGCAGTTGCCGCTTTGTATATGAGCGGTATTACAGACCCAAAGACTTTAGCAAATGCTTTTCTTGCAGGTCTTCTCGGCCCATTAGCCAAAGCATTAAATCCAAAGGATGCGTCCTACGGATTTGGCGCTAAGAAGTAACTTCAAGAAAGGTACATAAGTCGGATGACCAACAATATGATAATCACTGTCTTTGCAACGGTTGGAATAATAACCGCAGCCCTATTAGGGCTTCGTCAATTAGTTGAACCTTATAAAGAAAAGGCAGACTTATTTATGAGTTGGTTTGAAGATTTTAAACGAGATTGGTCTGGAGAAGAGGAGTCTCCAGGCCGAGATCGTGTTCCAGGAGTTATGGAGAGATTAAATCGCCTAGACGGAGAACTTTCCAGTAATGGCGGAAGTTCAACAAAAGATGTAGTAAATAAAATGTATGACAACCAGGGAGTCCTAATGGAGGCCTTTGTTGAAATGGGAGAGCGCCTAATTAGCATTGAAGAACACTTATCAGTTAGCAAGTCTAAAGAACCTCTTTAAGAGATGATATACCTATGAGTATGCAGACCCCAAACGATCCAAACCCATTTGCTATAGCAGGTAGGTTTTTGGCTAGCAAGTACAAAGAGGGGGCACGTTCTCAACGTGACTCTGATCAAATGAACTTAACTCAAACAACTCTAGCAATGCATGCGGCTCAACATGAAGCAACAACTAGAAGCACCGCTCAACAAGCACGTCTTGCTGAGAGGTCTGCAAAAGCAGGGCACGGAAGAACAATGCACTTTGCAGAGAGCGTCCATGGCTTTGCACAACCAGGAACACAAGTATCTGTAAAGTATGGAGATGCGTCTGCAAGTTATACCTCTAAAATGCCAACTCCTACTGCTGTTTCAAAACCAGGAAGAGTTCCTGTTAAGAAAGTAAGAGGCGGAAAGAAAGTTCCGTAATGGCTGGTGCAATAGACAGAGGCCATCAGTCCTATAATGATTTTAACTCTGGTGCTGAATCAAAACAAGCGCCGCTATCTGCAATTGATAAAAAGATTTTAAACTTTGCTATGAAAGTTTCAAGGAATCCAGCAATAAAGACTCATGGTCAGATACTACGTAATTTTGGTATGTACCCACCTGAGTTCTGGACTCGTGCTCAAAACCTGTCAGATCACCCAGAGGTTGACCCACAATCTAAGGAACAACTGTCTAGGATATTTTCTGAACCATCACGTCCAGGACCAATGACTGGTGGAGCACCTGTAAACGTTTATGGTAAACAGTTTTCTCATGGAGTGGAGTGGTAATGAATTGTGTTAATTGTGACAGACGAGCAATGTTTGAGTATAAAATTTCAAAAGTAGAATCTATTTTGTATTGTGGTAAGTGTTTGCCTTCCTTTTTAAATGAACGTAAAAAAGCAGGGTTGTTAACTATTACCGAAGAGTACAAGGAAGATCAAACATCAGCACTTGCGGCTTTAAAACCTGCAACTACTGAATCCGTTGAAGCACCAAAGAAGAAGGCTGCATCTAAAAAGTCGGAAAAATAAATGAAGTTAATTCGTAAGTTTGCAGTGCAGGGCCATGCCATTCCAAAGTCTTCTCATGCTCCTAGGGGTCCATTTCCTCCAGAAGTTTTAGCGGGACCACAAATGGAGCAGGACCTTGAACATGCTGATTCTTTACATGTGGCATTAGATGATGTCAGGTTTTTTAAATGTAAAGATTGTGAACGTATTCTAGAAGAGTTAGAGTTAGAAGAGCATCAATGTGATGAGTGGGATGATTAAACCCTGACATTTTACCTATCTTCTTGGATACTTACTTTTAAGGGTCCCCTAAGCGCATGGGGAAAATAAACCTCTCTAGAGAAAGAAGAAAAAATGGCAGTAAATAACAACGGTAATCTTTTAGATACCGCAGGTGAAGTCGCTATTGACTTCGTATGGGGAAACTTCCCTATTCAACCAAACGATGCTCGTCCAGATGCAGCAAGTGCAACTCTTTCGACAACAGTCACCACAAGAGTAGCGGGTCGTCTAGCCCCAACATTAAATGACCACATCAACGCTCTTTCAGGTTGGAATGGTTATCCACAATATACACCAAACACAGCAGGCGAAGATGTAGCAGGTTCAGTTGACTACGTACTTGTACCTTCAGTAATTGGTCTTACAACAGCACTTGCAACTGATGCAATGAAGGACGCAACACTTGTTCCTACAACTGCATCAGCAGCATCAAACGCTGCTAAGACAGCAACCGCAATTGCTCGTACTGCTGGAAGCACAACTATCACAGTAACAGCAACATCCCACGGATTCTCAGTTGGTCAGAAGGTTGTTATTGCTAACTCAGGCAGTGCAACAGCAAACGGCACATACACCGTTGCAACTTCAAGCACCAACTCATTTACTGCAACAGGTACAAACACTGATGTTCTTGCACTTACAGGACTATCAGCAACTGTTGTTGGTCTTGAAGGAACTATCAAGACTCAATCAGTTGCAGCAGGTGCAAACACCATCTCAGCAGGTGCAGCAGTAACAATTACACCATTCGCAGCAGCATCTTAATCGGAGTCTAAATAGACAAATGGCACGTATTGCAGGTGGAGGAGCGGCTCGTCGTAATAGACGGGCTGCTCTTCCTTCTGCTCAAGAATTATTAGGAGCGTTTTACGGTTTAGGCTCTAAACAAACCGCAGGAATTTCTAAGATAACAGGATCAGGCGCCAGTATGTTTGCTGGTCTACCGACAGCAAGTTCTGTTGGTGAATTTAGTGAGTTTATATCTTTAACTAAAGCAAATGACACAATGCGTTATTACACTGGCACAAAAAAAGTTGCAAACTTAGCGGGAGAAGCATTAGCCCCAAATCTTGATAGTGATGTTTATTATGTAGACAAAGATGGAAACTTTGTTGATAGGTCTGTTTATCGCCAGTCTTACGATGTTGATGAGGACACAGGTGAGTTGATTGTCCCTGGTGAAAGAGGACCTCAATTTGGAGAGTCCGACGCCCCTGCTCCCATAACAGTTGTTCCAACTAGTACCTCTGATCCAGCACGGCCACGTACCGTCGCCGCAGGCTACGACAGTACCCGTGAGGTTATTACAGTTGTGTTTAGAGATGGAACCTTCTACAATTACTACGAATGTTCGGCAGGAGATTGGCAAAAGTTTAAGTCTGTAGTTTCTAAGGGCCAGTACATCTATACGTTTCTAGATTACAAACCTCGTGGCGCTGCGGATGTCTCTAGTTTATCTGCAAATGCTAGAAAAACTTTCTACAGGTTTACTCGTGCTGCTCAATTAAACTACGGAGGACGTCCGCCTAAGAAAAGGAAATAATGCCCAAGGTACATAAAGTTGGACCAAAACATTTCGTACAATTAACAAATTTTCCTTTTAAATGGGGTTTTAAGTTCTTTGTTCGTGGTTGGACTCAAGAGATTGAGTACCCATTTCGCACATCCACTCCCTTTATAGTACGCTTGCCACGATATAGAGCGTTAGTGTTTGGAAAGTGGACTGGTACAAGAGATGAAGAAGAAGCATTAACCATGGCCCTAGGAAAGCGGGAAGTAACCTACGATGATTTTACGGAAGAAGCAGGATGGACACCAGCCCCAGACTCGGATCGAGAAGCGGGTGGCAACAATCGCTACTCCAGATTTGATTTCATGGATGGAGCAGTCGATGTATACGATTGGAAAACACATTACAATCTGGCAAAGACAACAGAGTGAAGCAGATCTTGATGAAATATTAATGGGAGCAGAAGCCTTCCATGCAATTGCTAAAGAGTTAAAGCGTAGATCTAAGTCTGTGCTATGATTAACTGTCTTACTCTCTTACAGGTCAGGCGTTAACCCATCCTTGGTGATGGGTTTCGCTGTTTAATAAGGACATAATGGAATCTAAATACGACAAAGATAAATTTGAAGAGATCAGTCCTGAGTTTTATCAGGCTGAAGAAAAACCTGTAGAAGATCCTGTAGAAGATTTACTTGATGAGTTATCGCAAAAATTTGTAGATACATTAATAGATAAGATGATGGACTTTTTAAAGGTTCTTGTCGGGCATGATTTACATGCTTATCAGAAACCTCTAGCCCGTCGTATTATGGAATCAGTAATTATCAACGACGGTGAAGAAGTAACTGCTCTTGCTTCACGTCAGTCTGGTAAGTCTGAAACCGTTGCTGACACTGTAGCCACACTGATGATTCTCTTACCTCGTCTTGCTAAATTATATCCTGATTTACTAGGTAAGTTTAAAGATGGAGTTTGGGTTGGATTGTTTGCCCCAACTGAATCTCAGGCCGAAACGTTGTTTGGTCGTGCTGTAACTCGTTTAACATCTGAAAGAGCCGTAGATATTATGGGCGATGTTGAGATTGACGATTCTGCAGTTCGTGTTGGCGGTGTAACTAGACAATTAAAATTAAAGAAATCAGGTTCAACAATAACCATGATGACTGCAAACCCAAGAGCAAAGATTGAGTCTAAGTCTTTTCATTTGATTGTTGTAGATGAGTGTCAAGAAGCAGACGACTTTGTAGTTTCTAAGTCTATTTCTCCTATGCTTGCATATTACGCAGGAACCATGGTTAAGACAGGAACTCCCACTACAAGTAAAAATAACTTTTACAGATCTATTCAATTAAATCGCAGACGTCAAACTACTAAAGGTAACAGACAAAATCATTTTCAATGGGATTGGAAAGATGTAGCAAAATTTAATCCAAACTACGAAAAGTTTATTCGTAAAGAGATGTTGCGTATCGGAGAAGAATCTGATGAGTTTCAAATGTCTTATAACTGTAAGTGGCTTTTAGAAAGAGGAATGTTTGTTACCTCTTCAATTATGGATGACTTAGGCGACACGTCTCAAGAACTTGTCAAGGTATGGCACAAGACCCCAGTTGTTGTTGGTATTGACCCTGCTCGTAAAACTGACAGTACAGTTGTTACTGTTGTCTGGGTTGATTGGGATCGTCCTGATGAGTTTGGTTATTTTGATCATCGAATTCTTAACTGGTTAGAAATGCAAGGAGATGATTGGGAAGAGCAGTATTATCAAATAGTAAACTTCTTAAGTAACTATGATGTACTTGCTGTTGGTGTAGACGCTAACGGTGTGGGAGATGCTGTAGCCCAGCGTTTAAAACTTTTATTACCAAGAGCAGAGGTTATGTCTCTAACTTCTAGCCCATCTGAACAATCAAAACGATGGAAACACCTACAAGCATTAATTCAACGTAAGATGATTGCGTGGCCCTCTCATGCAAAAACTAGGCGCCTACGTACATGGAAACGGTTTTATCAACAGATGGTTGATGCAGAAGTACAGTATAAAGGTCCAAATTTTCTTGTAGCAGCCCCCGATGAATCCTACGCACATGACGATTTTGTAGATTCTTTATCCATTGCTTGTTCCTTAACCCAAGACTTAGTAATGCCAGAAGTAGTAGCCTCTAGCAATCCTTTTTTCTAGTTAAACAACAATTTAGACCAAAAAGGGTGGAAACTATTACCAAGGAAAAGGCCTTTCCCAATTCAATCCTTAAGGAGTCATAAATGACAATATCACCAGCACCTCGCTTCCCAGAGCGTGCACCACAGGTTTATGAGCGCAAGGGTGCAGATAATGCAACTCGCCGTGGACCACTACGTTTTGAAGAGGGTGTCGCAACTGATACCGATATTCCAAACGATTTTCAATTAGGAATGCAACAAGGTTCAGCCGTCGCTGCAGGTCGTCCAAATCGAAATGCACCAGTATGGCAAAAGCCTGCTGCAGAAACACTTGCTGAACGTGCTCACGTAGGTTCTGCATCATGGACAGAAGCACCAACATTTCTTGGTGAGTTTGCTCATGGAACAATGAACGACTACTCAGCAGCACAGATTGAGACAGTTGCTCGTTCAGGTGGACGGACTCAACGTCAGTCCCCAACAGTCGTAAACGACTAAGTTACTTATTAACACCCAACTCCGTTCATACTATAAGGTATGAGCGGAGATTGGTCATCTACGGAGGAGACGTAAATGCGTAAGCCTGCTAACCCAAAACTGTATGCGATGTTTGTTGCTCAAGCACGAGCAAAATATTCTAACTATCCAAATCCTGGAGCATCGGCATGGGTAAGTAAAAAGTATCAACAAGCAGGCGGACAGTATGTTGAAACAACTGAAGCAAGTCGTCGGGCAAATATGGCTAAGAAAAAACAAGAGAACGCAAAAAATAAAGAACGTGAAAGTAACAAAGACACAAAGAATTCTAAAAAAGAAAAAGATAAAGGCAAGAAGTAATGTCATTTTTGGACTTTAGTCCGCCGTCATATAGAGCGGCATCATCTGACTTAACTATTTCTATTTCTCCACTTGGATTAGTAGAACTTGCTGACGAAGAATTTGAAGTTCATGGTCCTCGCCTAAACCGTTATTCATTAAATTGGGCAATGTATCTAGGTCACCATTGGGGGTACCGTCGTGAGCAAGGCGAAATGCAAATCGCTGTTAACTACTATCGGGCGTTTAATGATTATCTTTCCCGTTTTACTTTTGGTCGTGGGGTTCATTATAGGTCTCCGAAAGCGACTGAAGCGATTGTACCTGACAGGTTGGAACGGGTTTGGACGGTAGATAATGACAAGATGCGTGTCCTACTTGAAATGGGACAGCAAGGCGGAATTACAGGAGATTGTTTTGTTAAAGTAGCATACGAAGAACCTTGGACAGACTCTGCAGGATTATTACATCCTGGTCGTGTTCGTATTCTTCCTATGAACTCCTCTTTCTGTTTTCCAGAATTTCATCCACATGATAGAAATAGACTTTTAAGATTTAAACAAAAATATCGTTTCTGGGGTACATCTCTAGAAGGTACTCGTCAAGTATTTACTTATACTGAAATTCTTACTGATGACATTATTGAAGAGTACGTAAATGATGAACTAATTGATTCACGTCCAAATCCTTTGGGCGTAATTCCTGTAGTTCATATTCCTAATGTTCCTGTTTCAGGATCACCGTGGGGTCTCTCGGACGCACACGACATCATCACTATAAACCGTGCATACAACGAAATTAGCACTGATGTTGCAGACATCATTAACTACCACGCATCACCAGTAACGGTAATCGTGGGTGCTAAAGCCTCTAACTTAGAAAAAGGCGCTAAGAAGGTTTGGGGCGGTCTTCCAAAAGATGCTCAAGTCTTCAACTTAGAAGGTGGTGCACAAGGTATAGACGGAGCCTTAAAGTACCTAGAACTATTAAAGCGATCAATGCATGAACTCATGAACATTCCAGAAACCGCACTGGGACAAGTTCAACCAATTTCAAATACTTCTGGCGTTGCTCTTTCTATTCAATACCAACCATTGATGAATCGTTACTCACAAAAAGTTGCACAATATGGTAAGGGTTTAGAAAAGATAAACGAATTAGTAATGAAGACTCTTGCAGTTAAAGAACCACAGACATTTATTTATAATCCAGATGAAGATGGACCAATCAAAGAAGGTCAGTATCCACAACTAGATCCTAACGATCCTGTTACCTATATTAACTATGCACAGTTTCCACAACCTCTACCTCTTGATAAACTAATTGTTCTTAATGAACTTCAAACTAAATTGGGTATGGGACTTGAGTCTAAAGAGGGTGCATTACGTCAACTTGGTGAAGAATTCCCTGAAGAGAAGTTGCAAGAAATTCGTAAAGAACTCATGGCCGATGCTGAGGCTGATGGTGCTCTACAACTTATAAAAATTCAAATTCAAAAACAGATTATGGACATGACTGGCATGATGCCAGGACCTGATGGAAACAGCGCTATTCCAATGCAGCCCACCGTTATAGGTGATGGAGACATGATGGGTGATGGAATGCAGGGCCCTCAAGACGCTGATAATCCTTTAAATCCAGCCAGTCAAGAAACAAAAGGCATGGAAGTTGAAGCAGAGGCTGAGATAAGAAACAAACTTGTCACTGACGCTTATGGAACAAAAATTCCACAAAGAAGAACAGTAGACAGGGATTAATTAAAATTCTGATGTAAAATCAGATTTTACCGAGACATATGCATTTTAATAGAATGCAATTATCTCGTTAAAAACCAGTGATACGCCGAAAGGCATTCGGACAACGACCCAAGAAAGATAAGTGATAACTATGGAAAATACAGTAGAAACCGCTGATCTATTGTCACCAGAAATTCTGGCAGCAATACCAGCACAAGAAAATCCAAGTGAGGTAGGTTCTGTGTATAGCGCAGAAGACATTGCTAAGGCTCGTGAACAAGAGAAAGCAAAGTTATACCCTCAAATGGAAAAGATGAAAGAAGAACTTTCATCTTTAAAGAAGGCTCGTGAAGAACAAGCCGCTAAAGAAGCAGAACGTGAACAACGTAATGCTGAAGAGTTAGTTCGCAAAGAAGCACAGAAGAAAGAAGAAGAGGAATCTGAACTTTCTTTTAAAGACCTCCTAAAAAAGAAGGAGCAAGAATTTCAGGCTCAACTAGAGGCTGAACGTCTTGAAAGAGAACGTGCCTTTGCTCTATTAGAACAGGAACGTAAGTTCCAAGAAGTTATGAATTATCGTCAACAAAGAGTTGAACAAGAGCGGGACAATATTGTTCCTGAATTGATTGACTTGATTGACGGCAACAGTGCGGATGAAGTAGAGCAGAGCATCGCAATGTTGAAAGAAAAATCTGCTCGAATTTTGTCATCTGCTCAACAAGCAATGCAAAGCGCAAGACAACAAATGGCAGGAACTAGAATTACTAATCCTGCCGCAG